ACCAGCGGTGACGGATAGGTTGTTGACAGTCCACGTATTCCCATTCCCACTAGTGTCCGTCCCTAATGCGGCGGCGGTGCTGTTGTCGGAGAACGAGAGTTTGAAACCGCTTGCACCGTAGACACCAGCAAACTTTTTAGGTTGCCAGATACCGTTGGCGTCGAACTCCCCAAATGCCGATGCGTCATATGCGGTGCCATCGCAGAAGTGGATGTCGGCGACGTATGAACTAAGTCCATACGTCTGATCCGAGATTCTCTGGCTTACCGTGTTATTAATTCTTGATTCAGTGTTAAGGCTTGGGTAGGTCGTGTAGCCACTGCGATTAAGGGTTAGCAGATTGCCGTTATGCCACCACTTGACCCGATTCGACGCTGTTGATTGAGTGGTGTCAAACGAAATAACAAAATGCTGCCATGCAGATGGGTCTCTGAAAACTGCATCAGAGCTTAATAACCAATCAAAACTGCTTCCGTTGTAGCCATAGAAAGCAATCGTTGACGCATTATTGTCCATCTGGAGGATGTCGTAGTTGCTACCGCTTCCGGACGGGTCATTTGCAGACAAGAAGTATTGATAGCCAGTAACTTTTGCTAACTTAAACCAAAACGAATAAGTCCACGTCTTGCGGTTGCCGGCTGATGCGGGGGTTCTGGACAAGTAGGCACTGTCACTACTGTTGAAACGGAGGCTTCTGCTGATGGAATATCCTCCGGCTGCACCAGCTTCTTCTCCTAAAAGCAAAGCATTAATTGATCCTGGAATCATCTATCTTCTCCCTATTTAACGTCGTTAATCATGCGTGCGCTAATTCTAGACGCACTCTCCACGTAATAAACCACTAAATCAACACCAGAAGCAGTTGTCGTTGCAGTAGGAGCAGTGCCTCCTGGGAATTTCCAGCCAGAGAAGGATACAAGGCGACTGCCAGTGCCATCCTGAGCAAGAACTAAAGCACCACTCTGTCCTTCTGTCATTCCAGAAGGAAGACCGAAAGTAGTAGTGCCACTCAATGTGGTAGCAAAATTGTTGCCCAAAGCCAAATTAATTACGACAGTTCCACTCCCTGCAACGCTGACAACGGCTCCTCTTTGTCCTGCCGTGAAACTTTGCGCCGCCGCTAGCTGAGCGTAGCCACTAATAGTTTGACCACTTGCAAAAACAACTGCTCCTGTCATAGTACCGCCAGACTTTGGCAGCGCTGCATTTGCTAAATCGTAAGCAGTTTTAACGGCATTGGGAGTGGCTGCTGTTGTTGTGCTTGTGCTACTTGTGCTGTCAGTAAGCTGGAGCTTACCTGCGGTGCTGGTGCTACCAGCAATAACAGAAGTGACGCCTGAGTTGGTAATTGAAACATCACCAGATAAAGCTACGCCAGACGCAACATTGGTTACCGTACCAATGAATATATGAGCACTATTTAGTGTCCTTGGAAGTGCTGCGGCAGCAAGATCATTAGCTGTCTTCACTGCAGTGGCAGTAGCTGCTAAAACTGAACTAGTAGTGCCAACACTATCAGTAAGTTGAACAACACCAGCCGCGCTAGTGCTTGCAGCAGTAACGCTAATCGAAGGAGTGGTTGTGCCATTCGCCACTTGGATGGGAGCGCTTCCAGTGACATTTGTTACCGTACCAACGTAATCGTTGCCCCATTCAACACCTGCGGCAGCCGAACTATTAGCTCTTAAGACCTGCCCGTTGCTCCCTACTGCGAGTTGTGTTAAAACAGTGCCGGATGAAGCAACTAAAATGTCTCCTTTTGTATAGTTATTAGTGCCGGTTCCTCCATAGGCTTCGTCAAGAACGCCAGTATTAATATTGCTCGCGCTTCTTGATTCATTTGCCACTTCCTCAATGGCTAGCTGCACTGTTGTGCTTGAAACGCCAGAAGCAGGAGTAAATGCAACGTTCGAAGCTGATTGAGCTGTATAAGTGGAGCTTACATCGACTTCCACCCATGCCGTACCGTTGCAAAGCAAAATATCAGGCGGCTGCAAGATAGATTCAGGGGCAGGCGAAGTGCCAGTGCCGCCACTATCTACCACCACATAGTACCGATTGAATACGCTTGAAGGCGAAGGCAGAGCTTCGTTAATAGTGAAACCAACGGCCGAGCCATCGGAACTAGTGCTGGAAACAATGTTGCCACTAGCGTTATAAGTGCCAGCAAAAATAATTTCACCAACACTAATGCCAACTGGGTTCCAAACGTTGCCATCCCAAAGATATAAATCCTTCTGTAATGGATTAAAGAAGAATTGTCCAATAAAATCAGCCACTGGCGGAGCTTCGCCAAATTGGCTCACAGAATAATTAGCAAGCTTAGACGCGAGAATCGCATCATCGGCAATTAGTCCACTACCAAATGTGCCCGTGGTGATTTTGCTTGCTGGAAGCTCAGGAATATCAGCCGCGACAAGAGAAGCTTCGCCAGCACTTACGTGGCCTTGACTATCAACAGTTACCTTGTAATAACTGCCGGAAGCAACGGCATTACTATGATTAAAAACCCCATTCACGGCAACCAAACCGGAACCCGCTTGCGCCACCCCCAGTCCAGACCCGGTTGCCACGGGAAGATCAGTGGCAGCAATGGAACGGAAAGTAGGCGTAGCGTCTGCGGTGCCACTTGCGGGGCCGGCAAAAAACTTTGAAGCTACTTGCTCGCTTAGAGATGCAACAATTTCTGCGGTGTAATCATCTGGATAAGAAGTAGCAAAACTATAAACTGCGTCTCCAGAAACAGTAACGGCTGAAAGGGCAGACTGTCTTTGCCACACAGATCCAGTCCAGCAATATTCATACCCAGTGCCAGTATTGAACCATTGTTGGCCAATAAATTCTCCACTTCCTACGGGCGCAGATCCTGCAACAATGGAAGAAGAGTTATCAGCAAGCTTAACTCCAGTGACGGCACCATTGTCTAATTTTGCAGTGATGACAGCGCTGTCGTTAATTTTGGCAGAGGTGACAGCACCATTTGCGATGGTAGTAGAAAATCCTGCAGTGCCAGTGCCAGTGACATCTCCAGAAAGTGTAATTGTTTGATCTCCGGTATTTGTACCAGAAGACGATCCAGAAAACGTGCCACTTTGCGTCGCTAACGTGCCAAGGCCAAGTGCAGTGCGTTGCGCTGCAACATCTACGGCAGCAAGAATATCACGACCAGCCGCTGTCATTGAAATGGCTTCAACAGCCCCGCTTCCGGCAGTGCTGCGCCCTAAAAGAGTGTTAGTGGCAATAGATTGAATCTTTGCAAAGCTAACAGCACCATCTGCAATCTTCGCGGACGTAACTCCACTATCCGCAATCAATGCAGTAGTAATTGTGTTGCCAGTGGCGACTGCACCAAGGCCCAGAGTGGTACGAGCTGCAGAAGCGTCGGCGTCATCCAGGAGGGAACGAGCAAAAGATGTACAGTCAATTTCTTCTATAGTTCCAGAGCCAACGCTTGCTCTGCCAAGGATTTTGTCTGTAGCTGAAATATTTTGAATCTTTTCATAGGAAACAACGCCAGATCCAATGGCATTGGCTCCAAGCTTTGTAGTGCTTGATTGATTGATTTTGGCAATATCAAGCGTTGATGCATCAGCTAAGTCAAACCCAGCCTGGATAAGATTTTTAACTTGTACCTTCTTTGTTTGACTTGCCGTAATATCTACGATGGGCAATACATCGTTTGAAGCAACGCCCGCCTGAGAGAGTTCGACGAGTTCAGTAATTCTCTGGTCGGCCATTGCTTAGCAGATTCAAGTCTAGATATAGTCTAATCTTAAACCACCGCTACCATTGTCAGTCAGTTACTTCCTGCAGTAGATAATCGAGGCCTTGCTCAAGGTAGATGGCGTCGTCATCCTCCTTAAGGATGTAATCAGACGGAGCGCCAACGACTAGCTTGAATTCTCCAGTGGTTACAAAGTCAATGGAGCAAGCCACAAGAGCGTCCGCTGTAACCGTTACTCCAGCTCTGGTGACAACAGCCTCAATGTCATAATAAACTTCTTCTGTAAAAGAAGCAGTTTTTTCAACAGAAGACAATGATAGTAATGCCTTAAATGCACTGCCCACATCCAGACGGTTAATAACCTGCAAAAGAAAGAGAGGTACTTCCTCTGCATTTAATGTTTCATAACTAAACAAGCATTCAATGCTACCACCACCACTGAGAAGGCCAGCCGAATATTGCTGCCTGAAAACATCACTGAGGCTAGTGGTGTCCAGCGCAGCTCTGTCAGTATTCACTTGAAAAGAGGTGACCGAACCAAGCGTATTATGTCGAGTGTCTTGAATGGCGACAGTAATATTTAACGGCTCGCCACTGAAGCTCGATAAAGAAATCTCCGCCGCTCGATTATTGTTAATTGCATCAGCAAAGTTATGGAATAGCCTTACTCCACCTGCTTCGTTAATGTGAATAAATGCACCAATAGATTCTGGCGCGGAAGTTAAAAACTCTAGCCCACGAGCATCGTCTGTTGAAAACGAAACAAAATCTCCCGTAATTAAATTTGTATCGCCGCCATCAAAGCCAAAGCGATTTAGCGATGTATTGATATCATCTGGAGCGACAGACGAGACAAACTGATTATCTCCTCCCCTTTGGAGCCTGATTGCACCAGTGTGGCCAACAAAAAAAGTCATTGGATTATTTGACTCGCTGGTCTTAAATGGTTACTGTAGTCAGTGGTCCATTAATGGTAAAATTAAACGAAACCGTGGTAAGTTCGTCTGTAGACGAAGTAATGCTTGCGCTATTAATGAATGCATTGGCAATAAAAAGCTGATCGCTTCCCACCTCAAAAGTAAGAGTCACCTCGTCGCTTTCTGTGATGGCGCCAATTTTTGCAATTTTTTCTAAAAGATTTGTCACATCCGTTGTATCGCCATTGTAATAAGACAAAGCGGCACTTCCCGTGGCGCTAAACAGGCCAGGAGTGAAGGTATTGGCAGTGTCCCCTAGCGCTGTGGTATCCAGCATGTTCACGGACGTGTCTAGCGTCCAGTTGCGCACCTTCGATACCTCGCTTCCTCCAAGACGCAACTTGCCGGTGCGACCAGTGTAAAAAGGCATTGCTTCAAAAGCTTTTCTTTATGCTAACAAGATTTAGTAATAGCTCTAGTCGATGGCAAAAGCATCATCAAAGTTAGCGATTTTAGAAAGTGTAGAACCCCCGCTCTCATCACATGGATGCTCAATGGCGCTGATTGTAATTTCGCCTTCTTCTTCCATGGACACCTCTGTCACGCGAAAGACGCGCTTTGTTGTCAATTGAGTGCCAAGCACAAAAAGCCACCCTTCATAACTGGTTAGTGACGAAGACTGGTTATCACTAATGGAAACAGAGGAAAGCTTGGTTGGGCTGTCTTGGCCGTTGTAAAGCAATACTGTGTAGGAACCATTTACAACGTCTTCAGCTAGTGGAATATTAAGACGACCATCTTCTTCTACTATTCCACTCCTGATGTCATCCCATTGATTTTGATCAAGCTGTACATAAATATATGAACCCGGAGAAACAGGGCTTTCAGTGGGGAAAGTCTTAAATTCAATGGCTCGACGAGAAAAGCGTCTTTGCTGGCAAAGTAATTTACCGTATTTAATAGCCTGTTCTCTGCTGCTTACAAAAGCAGACAAGTCAAACGTCTGCCGAATACTATTTGCTTCAACGAAATCCGGGTCACTCTTGTGAATTTGCACGCTAGTGTTCTGGGGGAACACATTATCGTTAACCGTATCTCTGTAAACAATTGTGGCAATCAAGTCCTGCGTATTATCTCCATAGTCAAGAAATTCTTCCTTGTAACTGTCCTCTAGTATATTGCCTTGATTAAACAAAGCTTCAATGCGCACCTGCCTAGAAATCTGGTAAAGACTGTCATAAGGCACAGCAGGAACTAGCGCTTCTTTCCCTCCAATGCGTGCAAATTCAAGCAAACTAAATGGAGCCACTTCTGCCCAGAACTCCCGCCAAGCCCCCGGATCAGCAATCACTCCATCCATGAAAAGCTCGTTTTTTTCGCAAAAAGCCTGAGAAATACTAAGCTGTTTCGTATCAATTCCATTAATATTGGCGTAAGCCTTAATACCATTCTCTTCATCTAGCACTGTATCAAGAAAGATTTCAGGAGCATAGCTTGTTGAGCTAGAAGGAGAAGATTCATAATTGCCATTAAAATCTAAAAATTTTCTTACCTTTTTACCTCTGTTTACCCATACACTAAGTGAACGCAAATCCTTCACTCCCTGCCCACTATAAATATTAAGCCCAAACATAGACATGCCATCGTAAATATCGCTTGTCAATGGTTGCTTCTGTTGTTCCGTGACGGCCACTAATGTAATTTCTGGGCCGCTTTCAAAAGAAAATGAAATTTGCGTATCACTACGAAGTGAAAAGAGCCCCCATTCATCAACAAATTTAGGAGTGCGGTTCAACGGTGGGCGACGACGAATTGTACTTATAGGATTTCTTCCGCGATAAACAACAGAAAATCCATTACCAAAAGATAACTGCTGTCCGCCGATGCTTCCCCCATAACCAGCGGTTCGCAAATAAATCATCTGCATATCATTGCCAGAATTGTGTGTGCGCAGCTCAGCAGCAAGGTCAACAATCGGATCAAGTTTGAATTGCCATTTTTCCTTGGAAGGTGCAACAAATCTTAAGTTCACATAGGAATCAAGCTCTTTCCCGCTTCTCACTCCAAACACGTATGGCACAAGTTTGTATTCCGTTTCTGTTGGTTTTTTGTACCAAAGCCAAAACATTGAGGTGCGATTGCGAATACCATTGTCGCTATCTTTATGTCCTTGCTGATCTTCTTCTGCATATTTATTCATGCGCCCCTGAATTCGCTGAAATATTTTGGCTTTAAAAGAGAAATTAATTACTTCGCATTTTGTAATTGCTTCATATCTAATTTCGTCCACTTTGGCAATGCATTTTGTGTTGAAATAATCGTTCCAAGAATCTTCGTCTTTAAGCAGCTTAATTGTGTCATTTAAATCTTTATTTGCAGAATTGTATTGACTTGTCCATACAGCTTGCGCTGCTTGCTCTGCCGCGTAGTCCCGTTCAACAGTGGCCGCAATCTTTTCTCTCTGATTTTCAAGGCGACGCTTTCTTTGCTTTAAGGCACGCCGCTCTTCTTTTAAGTTGGTATTTTTATTATTATCGTACAAACCCTGCTCGATTGCACGAGTAGAAAGTCTCGCAAATTGATCCCTAAGTTCAATTCGTTTCTCCTTCTTGTTTGCAATTTTTGTATTTTTTTCAGCCCTAGCGCTATCAAGCCGCCTCTTCTGAGAATTAGTTCTTTGATTGGCTGGAGTGTCTCTTATCTGGTCGATTTCATTTTGCAACGACTCAATGTCATCGTTTAATCTTTTAATCTGCTCTTCCAACGTGTCAATATCACGCCTAATTCCACCAAATGTGCCTTCATCTTTAACAATGTTTAATAACTCAGTTCCACTTAGATCACCCTTGAGGATGGCAGTGGCATTTTCGATATTGTTATCAATCTCTTCTAATTCGCGATCGAAGGCATCAATTCGGTCAGCTCCAGGCCCCTTAAATCTTTCAGCAAAAGCAGCACCTTTTTCTGCGTTTAACGTTTCAATTGTCGCTTCAAGTTCACGCTTCTGCCTGCGCAAATCACCTTCATTTTGCTGATAACGCTGAGTAGCATAATCCTCCTCGCATAACACGCCACTTTCAAAGCATTGAAAGATAAACGTGCCTTCAATATCACTGCCGCTTTTTACATCATCAGAAACTAATTTAAACTTTGCCGCGCCTATTTTGTAAGTGCTAGCCGAATCAAAGGTTCCAATGTATGCACTACGCAAGTCAATAGCAGCTCTCTCTACTCCATCGGTGGGTTTTTTATCGTCCTCTTCAAAAACAATAGTGAGTTGATTGCCAACAGGGAAAGAGGGGCGTACTCCCGTGGTGGGCCATGTAGAAGGCCAGTATTCTCCTCGTCCCGATGAAACATTAATACCAAGAGAATCCTGTTTTAACTGGCCTTCATCATCTCTATCTTCCACTTGTACTCGCAAGGGAACCACGTCATACAACCCCAACGATGAGCTGGTAGTAGGGGAAAATGCCTGACTATAGCCCTGCGTTCTATTGTAGGCATTATCAATTACACTGCAAATCAAATCACTAGCCGATGTATAAAGAGGATCAAGAGTAGAGTCGCCAGGAAGCTTTTTGTCGCTAAAGAAAAGCCTTCCTTCTCCTTCGTTAGCGTAAAGAAAGTAACGCTGCGAAGCCAAGTCTCTTAATGGTGTCTGGCCAAACGCTGTACGCCCATAGGCAAAACTTTGAATGGGGCCAGCGCCCACCACTGCAAGCATTTGCATGTATTGACTGGTGCCAAAGCTATGAACGGCAGACCAAACAAGAGACGTATTGACGCGCAAGCCTCCTGCTAATTTATTTTCGTCAATATTCGTATAGACAAGATTGACGGGCTGCCCATAGCGAGCTACTTCCTGAAAGGAATTAAAACCATAACGTGGGGCAAAAAATTGGTTTCGGGACTGTCGTCCCATTGTTTGATCAGGAGCCTGAGGCTTGGGTGCAAGTAATGCAGCACCCACTTGCGCCAAAGTACCAACAATACTGAGAATGAGCGCAACAGTTCCGACTTCCAGACCATTGCGTACATCAAGAATGGTGCCTTCTTTATTGTCTCGATAATTTAACCGCGCTAAATAAAATTGCCAATATTCTTCTTCTGAAATCTGAAGAGCATCAATTAGAGCGCGTTCGTAGGGGAGGAGGCGTCTCATTCTTTGATATCAGGCAACATTTTAAACAGCTTTAACGATGGAAAAGATGGCGACCAGTATGATCGCCCTCCCCGCGAAACTGTAAGTATTCCACCATCATAAGCCACGCCAACTGCTATTTCACCGCCTGGTCTTGGAAGAACAATCGCTACGTTTCCATTTTCTCGCTGTTTTGTCCTTTTGCCATTTTCAAAAAGCCATCTAATGATTCGCTTCATGGGCAAATTTCCAGAATCATATTCATCGTATGCCCATCGAAAATCATCTTCGTAATCATAAAGACCAAGGCGACGCCTTACTTCGCAAACCAACATAAAACAATCGCTCTTTCCTTCTCCTTCGCAAAAGCGAGCCCTGCGCTCGTAAGAAAGGCCAATTAAATCATTAATCATCGCAAGCTTACTTCTGCATTTAAGGGAAGAATCCCAACGTTTTTAGAAGTGAATGTACGGCGTGGAAAGTTTGCTCCTACGCTGTCCATTGCAGAGCGAAATCGGAGTTCAACAGTTGTATCGTCAAACGAAGCCCCCACACCAACATAGAACTCTTCGTATTGCGCTGTGGCAGAAGCAAGACTATAAGATGCGTAGTCTGTAATATCGCCAGTACTTGCCATCCACACTGTCTTCAAAGAAAGCTTGCTAAGCCTATTCCCTTCTCCTTCTTCTACCATGGCGATAGTGAATTCACTATGAGGGAACAACAAGCGCAAAATACTATTGTCTCCATTTAATGCCGCCAGGGCGCCTTCGGCTCTAAAAGGAGCGAAACGATAAGTGGGGGAAGCCGTGCCAGGCACTGCCACTGCAGTGAAGTCCTTACCAAAAAAATAGTTCTGGTAGTAATGACTGCGCCCATTTGCAGTTTCGATGAAAGCAAAATTGGCGATATGGACAGTGGTATTAGACATAATTAAGCGCCAGAATAGTCCAATTCGCCAATAAGCCTCACTGTAACAGTGCTTCGCCCATTGAATATGCTTTCTACTTGCGGAGGTTCAGCGTATTCCCAAAGAATATTAGTCGGCGCTTGCACAACGCCACGAAGGCTATCGCTCATGCCAGAGAAAATTTCATTTGGCAATGCAAAACGCGTGTAGTTTCCACCCTGCGCATAGTAATGATCAAGAATGAGCTTTACATTGGCGTCAGTGATATTGGCAAACTCTAGTTCGATGGAATGACCAAATGAACGATTGCCGAAGATGCGTTTTACAGTAGCACCAGAAAGCCCCCGATAGATTTTTGTTGGAAATTGTCCTGGCGAATAGGATCGTCCAGTTGGCCTAATAGAAGGAAAATTTGCCATTAGCGCATACCAATGCGAGAGCGAGTGGAGGGGCTTTGTTGTATCTTATCTAAGGTCATGCTCATGCCTCTGGCAGCGCCGCCTGCAATGGATGCACGGCGCGTTTCTGCCATGGCCATTTCTAATTGTTCGCGGCTTACATACTCTACGCCATTGATCTTAGTGGTCTCGAATTTCATGTTCAACGTGGGAGATTGAGGCATACCAGGGGCATTTCCTCCCATTAGATCACGGGCAGATTTGCCGCCAAGCTGCACGGGAATGCTCTTGCCATCGGGAAGAGGGACAATGGCTTCGTTGTAACGTCCTTCGCCTACAAGGCCAAGAGTGGGACCGGAAACGACGCCGCCGTTGGCAAAGGCGCGGAAACCTCCGGGAGCAATGCCACCATTTGCAAAGCCTGCAAAATTCGGAGCCATGTTCCCAGCCGCATCTGTATATTGCCGCATAGGAGCAAGAGTGCCTTCTGTAATGCCAGTTTTTGACATGTCCGCTCCGCCCCCTCCAAGACCTGCAAACATTTTTGCAATGCCAATGGCGATATAAGTGGCAATCATTTGTGAAGCAGCTTGAGAAAGCGCTTGGCCAACGCTTTCTAGGAATCCTGCAAACACTTCCTTGGCAGTAGCAGTGCCGCTGATCATGTTTGCCACGCCTTCTGTAAGGACATTAGCGAAAGCTCCGCTCACGCCCTGAATGGCGCCTTGCAGCCCTTCAAAAACGCTACGAAGCTGCATTGCGGCTGTTTCCACATTGGCAAGTTGCGTGGCGTAATCTTCGTCGCCATACTGCTCCATCGCTCTCTCAAAGACGTTTGCAGCACCGCCAGTGAAACCAGCTTGCAATCCAGTGCCAATTGTTTCCAATCCTCTTTGAGCAGAAGTTAAAGCAGTTTGTTTTTCCAAAAGCTTCACATTTTCAAGGCGCTGAGCGATAATTTGAGTGAGTAAATCAAGCTCTCCCTTCGCAATGTCTCTTTCATCTGCAGCCAAGTCTGCATATCTTTCTTTGACTGCCAGTTCAGCTTCTTGAGCAGAAGTAAGTTCAAGGCGACCATCTTTCAGAGCCTCCATTTGCAGGGCCTGCCTCTGAATTCCTAGCGTTTCGCGATCAATCTCATCAATGATGGGCTTAATAATCTTTTGGCGAGCTGCTCCAATTGCTAAATTGCGCTTGTCTTCCGCGATGGTTAAAGCATTGTTTTTGTTGATTTCTAAATCTTTCAACTTAAGAGCTTTGTCTGCAGCGCTTAAATTGTCTTTATTTGTCTTATCAACTTCCAAGCGATAACGCTCGGCTATTTCAAGCTTTGCGGTTTCCAGCTCTAGTTCTGCTAACGAAATATCGTATTGAGTTTGCGAAATAAGCTGACCTTGCAGTTGTTTATCAAGGCGTTGTTTTTCAATGTCAAACTGATCTTGAATAAATTGTAGTTGGCTTCTGCTATATTCATCAAGCTCTTTGCCTTTTTTCTTTTTCCCTTCCCCTTCACTAGGTGGAATTGCGCCAAGCACGGCAGGAGCTTGAGCCTGCTGTTCTTCGAAGCTGATCTGCTTTTGTCTAAAAGCAGCTTCAGACTGCAACCGCTGCGCCTGGGGCGCTAAAGCCATCGCCTCGCTTCTCTTCACATAGATTGGTCCACCTGGGGCCTGTTGCGAACGAATGGGGCCAAGCTCTTGAAGCTGCTTGAGCTCTTTTTCACTTACGGGAACAAGTCGATCTCCACCTGGCTGCTGAGCACCGCCACGTCCCGCTATTGCCCCAATTGTCTGATAAGCCGATTGTGCTTGCTGCTCTGCTGCGCGAGCCTCAGTCTGAGACATGGAGCGAATGGCTTGTGCCGCACCCATCGCCTTTGCCTTGGTATCAGCCAGCGCCTGATTCATTGTCAGGAATTTTTCAATGAGCATACTGATGCCCACAACAACCAGGCCAACGCCAGTTGTCGCGAAGAAAGTGCGCAAGGTGATGCCAGCAGTGCGGATGGAAGCTGCAGTAGTCTGCGCTGTAGCGCCTGTTGCAGCCATCATCCCCCTGAACGCTGATAAAGTCGAAGTACCAGAAGCAACTCTTGCATTGAAAATTAATAGTTGCAATGCATTAGCAGCCCACAATCCACGCATCACGCCAAGTGCAATATTGATGGGGAGAGCAATTGCATAAAGCTTTGCAAGATAACCAACAATTGGATTGCCAGCAATTTGCAAGAATACCTTGCCAACATCAAGAGCAACCCTCGCGAGTTCTCCTAGCTGAACAACAAAAGTAGAAACATTTTGTCCAATGCCATCAAACGCTGGGCGCAACCGCTCCAGCTCTTGCGCAATGGCAAATCCTCCTGCTGTTTTGGCTGCAGTGCCAGTAAAGAATGTATTAAGCCCATCAGTAAGCTGCTTAATTCCATCCGTCATCGGAACAACAACACTATTCAAGAATCCCACTGCAATGGGCTCAAAGCTCTCGTAGAAAAGAGCCATTGAGTTTTGCATGCGGTTCATTACGCCCTGGAAGGTTCGTGCCGCTCCTTCAGCGCCAGGGCCAAACTCTTTATTCATTACGATGGTTACATTTTTCAACAATGCGACCATCGCCTCGCCTTTATAAGCGCCCTCTTCTAGGGCGGCAGAGAAATCCTGGATAGCTTTAGGCCCTTCAAATCCTGCCGCTTCAGCAAACAATGCCATCGCGCCAGGCAGTACGTCACCTAACTGCCCCTTGAGTTCTTCGCTCATCACTTGTCCTTTGCTTGCCATCTGAGCAAAGGCATAGTTCACGCGATCAACTTTATCTGCGCTCATGCCAAACGTGGCCGCAGCTTTTGTAATGCCGGTGAATAAATCACGGATTTCATCGCCACTAAAACCAGCCGGAGCCATGGAAGCATATAGCTTGGTAAAACCATCACGGGCCGATTGCAAGGGCACGTTATATCTCTCCATAAGCCCAAGCAAGAGCTCATTAGAAGCTCGCGCTTCTTCTGCTGAAGGCGTCACTGCATTCAGCGTATTTCTAAAGCTTTGTAGCTGGCCAACTGCTGCACCTACTTGTGCGGGAAGATTTTGAATGAATGCAAGCAATTTATAAGCCTGTCCAAATAAGACCACTTGCTTAGCGGCAAAGCCAAATTCTTCACCAAGCTCTCTGATTGTTCCAGCGCCTGGAAGATTAACTCCTCCAACGGCCCGACCAAAATCACCAGCACCTGGAATCATGCCGCCAAAGCCACCAAATCGTCCGCCGCCTCCACCGGCAGGAGGCTGCGCTCCACCACCTCCAAACATGCTGCTTTGAGGAGTGATGCGACCCAGCGGCGACGAAGGATACATCATTCCGCTCATTGGGAATTGTTCCATTGAGCCTCTGCCAATCATCCCTGACATTGGGAATTGTCCCATTGAACCAAGTGGCGATGAAGGCCCAATGGGAAGCCCAAGTAGCCTGTTTGCTTTGTTCAAAGAATATTGTGCAGCTCGGCTCAAAGGAACGTTTTCAGCCCCAATCATTGGTGCTGTAATTGGAGGAAGCCCCTTAAACATTTGCTGGGTCATTCGCGAGGCGCTAGTCTGCCCCGCTGCTGGCAATAGCTTTTGCGTCTGAGCACTATTTGCCGCTTTGGCGACCACCTGCATAATGCCTTTGCCAATTTGACCCACCCATGGATCAGAAATATTGACTGTTCTTGTGTAGTCAGAAAAATCTTTTGCAATTGCTTTCAGCAAAGGGTCAAATGCTCTCGGGGCATTAAAGCCAGGAAGAGTAAAACCCTCAGGAAATTGTTGCTGAAATGCCGCTTGGCGATTAGCCGCACCAACCAAATCGGTTGTAATGCGACTTTCCGGCATCATGCGCAGCATACGTTGCGCAGCACGAGGATTGCTGGTTAAATTAGCCATGCGATCCAGCATCTCATTGAGATTGGGCATGGAACGCGCAGCACTTGTTTGAGCCTGCCCACGAATGGGGCGAAGCTTCATTTGTAAGTCTTTTAATCCTTCAAAGACTGCATCTGCAATACCATCTGCTTCTTCTACTAGTTTTTTCGCCTGCGCCGCAAGATCTTTCCTTCCTCCAGTTGGCGTGCCTCCTAAATCGCGAATGATTTTTTCTAGACCAGCAATGTTGTATCCACCTTTGCTCAATGATCCCTTTTCAAGACGCGATAAAACCGCTTGTCTTGCAATGCGCTCTTGCGCTTGTTGCACGCCAAAAGCACGCCCAATCAGTCCCTGTTCGCGCATGAAGCGCTCAAGGCCAGCGGCTCCTTGCGGTCCCTGGGAAAAAGCTCCTCCCGCAGCGGCTTTAACCTTGCCGCTTAATTCCGTAAGTTTACGAGCAAGCGTGTCTGCTTTCGCAATTTCAGCAGATAAATTTGTTTCGATATTTAAGCGATAATTTCTCCGCCTAATATTTGCACCAAGAGCATTAAGCTCATTCTGTACACTACGTCTATCAAATCTAATTTGCACCGGCAATGGAGTGCCAGCAGCAGCCTGCCCAAGGCCCGCTAATTGCTGCCTGAAGAAGGCTAGGTCAAGACTTACCTTAAGCTTCAATTCGGCGTCTTGAGCTGCCATCTTGCTTTCTAATCACAGTCCCTTCATTCTATAATCATTGCTATTGATTACGTCCAGAAAAGTTTTTTAAATCATCAGCCAGCAAAGCAATAACTCTGCCGTCCATTTTTCTGGTTTTCATTAAACGTTGAAAAACAATCAAGCTCGCGTCGGTGACGCCTGTATCTTTTTGTAAAGATTTTGTATCAAACGGCAGGAAGTCTTCCGGCTTAATTTTAGACTTGCGTCCAGCCATCATGCCCGCAGCCATTGTGCCAAGCTTTGCAATAGCAACGCTTTGCACATTGTATTTTGCAATGTCGTGCTTATCCAAATATTTCAATGCACGCTTAATATCAGACAATTGCTGCAGGCCAAATTGATCGGCATGCCATCGCCGATCATTAAAATCCGATGCAGAAAGTCGGAAATAAATCTCGTTCCAATCCGTTAAGCCTTTGAGCTGGTTACGCGCTCGCGCTTCCAGCATTTCCGCTACTGAGGAGAATTCCTCTTCGTTGCTTTTTTTGCGGCCACTGCCTCCTGCGTCTCAGCATTTTGCTCTTCAGCAATAAACTCAACCACTTTAGTAATGGCTTTGCGCGGAAGATTTTTTGTATCTTCCATGTCCCAGTCAGACAAATCTTGCCATTCACCATCAATCATTCCCTGACCACGAGAGCGCATGAAGGCAGTCACCATGCGGGCATTGGTGCTCTCTACCGACGAGCCGCTAGTAATCATGCTTAATGTTTCTTCCGTATATTCCGAAAGAAGTTCTGCTTCAGTGATAGAACCACCACCACCTTGCAATAGGCCAAAAGCTTCATCCAGAGGAATCTCTTTGTCTTTTGCAATGCGCTTAGCAAGTTGTACAGCGCGAATAGTAGCCTGACTTTGAAGCTTGCTAATCTCTTCTTGCTCAATGGCTTCGGCAACTAGCCAGCCGCCATATTTCTTCAGACGGATACCTGGCAGAAGCTCGCAATACTCTTCAGCCTTGGTCTGCAGAAGGAAGCTGTATTTGCTCATGATCGAGAACGTTTAACAATGCGTTGAATACCTTCACTCTTTCGCTGCTAGAGCGAAATTCTTTAGGCACTTCAACCAACATTGAATGAATTTCGTTGCTTATTCTAAGCGTCTCTTCCCGACAGGAAATAAGGCATAATATGCCAACGTCTAGAGCCATGCCGTTAAGCTCGCAATTAATGGCATGCACAGTATTATCCTGGCTCCATAGATAATCGATGTTCATCCGCCCAATGCTTTACGTATTCGCGATCTTAGCTCCTTGCTTACATTGCTACTTGCAAATAGATCGCGCTGCTGAAACACGTCTGTCCACTGCCTTGGCGCCAAATTAGTTGACAGTCCTTCATGAACATACCACGCATAGCCTCTTCCTGAACTATTCTTTGCATCCCAGTCCCACGATGCAGTGATATCTATGCTTCCTTGCGTAATTTTAAAGCTATCCCTACCACTTCTATAAAGATCACCAAGATCGAAAATGTTACGTGGATCCCTGGCAAGCTCTCCGCTTTTCCTTTCTGTCTCTCCAGGATAGTTCCACTTGTCTTCCGTGAATTGTCCACGAAAATAATCGTTCGCATCAAAACGTGCCCAAGTTTCAAAAGCTTGCGCTAATTTCTGCTCAAGAATTTTTCCATTAATAATTGAGCCTCCATTAATGACTCCACTCATGGCGCAATTAAATTACGAAGAATTAAGTCTGGAATCAAAAATCGACAGCGCTCATAGGCAATATCATCTCCCTGAAAATACCTTGGCGTTGCATCAGGAAAACGTCTAACCATTCTGTCCATCGCGGTAGCGAGCGTATTGCTACTGGGTGTAAATTGTGTTAAAACCACCTCCCATACTTGACTTACTTTTACAGTGCCTCCCAATGGAGAGCCAGGATTAAGGATTGGAAACTCTCTCATTGTCACTTCCAGCCCCTTCACTTTCCATTCGTGCGGCACGCTTTGCCTTCCTACTACGTAAACAGCAGGAAGCGTGGATCCATTTGGTAATGTATAAAAACCAATTAAATTAGGCGATGCTGAAAGAAGCTCGCTAACTACTTCCCGAAGTTGTGCAATGTTCACAATAAAAAAGCCTTCCCGTAAAGGAAGGCTAGCAAAGAACAATGGAAAGATGAATCAGCTATTGGGAGCCGAAGGGATGATGGAACCAGTCTCAGAGGCATTCTGGTGGATGCCAATGCGACCACGGCTAATCAGATCGAAGGTGCATTCCACGAGGTTATCAGCAGGATAGCTCTCGTTGTAGTTCATCACGCAAGCAGTAAATGCCACGCGATCATAGTAATAAGTAGTGCCAGAAGCGCCAAGCTGCTTGTTGATTTCCACGTACACTTCGTGGTTCTTGTCATAGCGCGAAGCGCTAATCACTTGAAAAGCTTCGTCAAAGCTATTGGGCAGGAACACGGTGCCATCAACATCCTTCTGGAAATAGGAAGTGATGGAAGCAGTGGCCTGGCTAGTAACGATCACGCTATCAGCGAAACCGCCGCCGCCAAGCAGGTAAAATTCTTGGTTGCCATCGTTAAAGGCAACAGAAGCCGTGGTAGCGGCTTGCAGAGTGTAGAGGGTGGGAGCGCCGCTTACAGTGAAGGTAGCGCCGCTCTGGGTGATCACAGGACGTGCAGTTCCGTTGATCGAGCCAACGCGCACAATCACGTCTTGGCTCTTCACCAGTTCTGTGGGATGGTAAAGCATGAGAAGATCCTCAGCGATGGAAAGAATGATTAAGCGGCGAAGGCTTGATTAGATCAAGCATTGTCAACGCTTCCTTTGCCAATTAGTCTAAAAATTCCCCTAATTGGCGTGCCGAGGAACTGCCAATAATGAATAGCAATCTCCTCGTTTGGCAACAGTTCAAAGCGCCCTTCTCTTCCATTGATTGTTGCTTGGGCGGAATCACCAGGCGTTACACCAGAGAGCGTAAGCGGAGAAGTGAGACGGCCTTCCATATAGACAGCCGTCTGGTCCGCACCAAGCAAATAATCGTACTGAGGATTGCGTTTTTGTCTTAACGATGCGTAATAAGTGACGCCCGTTGCAACTGCCACGTAATTCCCTGTTTCACTGTCAAGCGCATAGCCTGAAGCCACTGACCATACCAATGTGGAATTAGCAAGTGGCTCCAGGAAGTTGCTCATACAACGAAACCAACAGAAGAAGAAGGGAGCGTATTCAACATACGCTTGAACTCTTGACCATATTGAGTGGCATCTAGCCCCTCACCATATACCTTGCCTTCAGTGGCACCAATTTGAATGCCCATTTGCGCAAGTTGAATGGCAATGATATGAGCAGCAAGAAACTTAACTGCCCTATCAGTTTGTTCCCCAAATACGTCTGCAGAAGCATCGTAAGTAGCCTCTGAGATGGCGCCATTCACAATTCCCGATGGATGGGGAGTGAATTCAGGGAACCGCTCAAGAAAACTCGCATAAGTGACGGCCATAATCAGGCTTTCCCAATACGAATGGCTTCTTGACGTTTGCTAATAGCATTACGCACCCTTACGCGGCCTTCAATCTTTTTCCAGCCATTCAACTGATCCGGATCATGAATGAGTTCAATCATGCGGATGGCTTCCACCATTGGCATTTGAGAAAGCGTTTGCACATCTTGAGGAATGTCTTCCACCATGATCTGCTCGCGCACTTCCTCGATGGCTCCGATGTTCATAAGGCGTTTAACTGCCTTATTTTCACGAGCCACTTTCCATTGATACTCTGGAATATCTTGATTAAGGCCAGGCGTGAGTTGAATCATGCCTGTTTGCGTAATAATGCCAAACCCGCCTTCACGGGGCGGGTTCTCAAGTTCGGGACGATAAGCAATGAGCATTGTTCAAAAGAAACAATTGTCCATAGCTTAACGCCCCTCCCTTGATCAACTATCCTCAGGCGGAAGCCTGAACGTAGATAACGCTCTTGGGATAGTACAGAGCCACGCCACCCACGCGAGCATGAGCGGGAACAATGAACTCAAGACCGCGCTGTTGAGGCGGGAAGAGTTCCAGGGGCTGAGGAATGTGCAGTTGCACCTTCTCGGGATCGCGCTTGTACACAACCATGCGGTTGGTGTTCAGCACGCTGTTGCCAGCATCCAGTTGGTTGATGGGTTCAACGTTGCGGATGTAAGGGTTGGTGCGCAGGAAGTATTCCAGCACGGTCACATCCGAAGAGTCGGAGTTGCGAGTAGTGGAAACTTTGTTGTAGTCCTCATAAGCCATGAGGATGGTGTCGGGCTGCTCCTTCATCTTGGAGGCGTTGATAATGGCGCTCACGCCATAGTTCAGCAGCTCCAGCATTTCCTGAGCAGTGGTGCCGCTATCGGTGAACCACTTATCAGCAGCAACAACGTCCACGGTGGAGTTGTTAAAGAAACCAGACAGGCCAACAGTGCTCTCGCCGAACAGAGCCACTTCTTCAACCTTCTCCTCATAGGCGCGACGCACAGCAGCAGCACGACGCTGCTCCAGAGCGATGTTGGCCATTTGAGCGGCACGCAGTTCCTGCACGGTGTAACCGAAGGAACCACCGAAGGAGCGGATGTTGATGCTCTTCTCAACTTGGCTGATATCGGCACGGGGCAGATCGTCAGCAGCATCAGCGATCAGCTTGAACTCACCAGTGGAGTCCATGATGCGATAGGTGAAGGTCTGAGCGCCAGGGCCAGCTTCACTAGTGACAGGCAGAATGGTCGGATACTTAATATCCGCATACTGCACTTCAAACACTTGGGGGCGGATGTACTCAAGCTGACGCTCAAGGAACAGACCCGCGTCATCCATACGGAATTCAGACATTGTTAGGGCCTCCTATCAAGAATCAGCGGAAAGAGTAAAGCTGGGGCCATTCAGCTCCAGAATTGCAAT